GGCGCTTCTGCCTCAATTGACCTGGAAGGTCAACATCTGCTACCACGTCGTCATCGCTCCATCCAAGTCTTCGCATGGCGTCTGATACAGCTAGGAAGGATTGCACAACGTCTTGATGCGGGAACAACTTGACGAGTATCTTCCTGCCTTCTACAGATGTTGCTGCGTATCCCAACAAACGGACAAGGAACTCAGCTGGTTCACGTTTTCTATGCCGCTCAGGGTAAACCATCCTTTGGATAAGTTCAAACTCTGGTCGGTGTGGTTGACTGTGAACCCACCAATGACCCAAGAAATGCGTCCTGTTGTCATTGAATTTCTTGGTCTCGGCAGACTTGTCTGTGATTGTTGATTTCTCAACGCTCAAGACAAACCCCAGATCACTCGCTGCTGAGGCAAGATCACTCAAGGCAATTCTAGTGTTCGAGCCAACTATGATGTCGTCACCCATCACCAGCACGCGATCATGTGGAAGGCTGTGTCCAGTAACCTTTTCCCACATGTAAGATATGAGTATCAGATTAACAATTGAGTCAATAATAGAAGTAAAAGCACTTCCACTAGGAACTCCCTTGTGTTTCTGATAAACATGTCCGTCTGGAGCAATTATGCGCGAGTGGATAAAGTCGTTGACGTACCTTCTCCACACACCCAGCTCTTCGTCATTCAGATCAAGATGCGTCCGTGCCACGCGGAATGCATCATCGATCATCCTGGCGGGTACTGTCGAATCGAATTTAGAAAAATCTAACGAGTAGACGTACCTGAATCTCGATTCGATCTCGCTGATGATTGCCCCTTGCTCATGTCCACGTAAACCCCAGACAAATGGCCTCCTGCGCGAAAGCGCCGCCATGACTGGTTTAGAGAAACGCGTCCCGACAATTGTCGTAGCAAGCGGAGCCATCCATACGAGCCTAGTTTTTGGACCAGCAGTCCCAGGCTGAACGCGACGGCCAAAAACATAGGGGTCAAATCCCCTTCCGTCACGAATAATCTTCGTAGCCAACCGTGCCCCGGAATCGAGGACCAGTTTATTGCTACGAAAGAAAGGAGCCCCAGCGTAAGAGTCACGCAAAATGTGCGACTCCACAACTTCCTCCACGCTGAGAGGGAGCTTCCCTCCCGTCTTAGTACCTGCAGTGTCATACGCCGCACGAATTGCTCCCTTGTAGGCAGCGGTTTCGTAGGGTCGTGTTCGATTGAAGGCATTGCGTAGAGAATGTACCGGTCCATTGGCCAGTACAGCTCCCCGGTCAAGATCGCC